CCGGACAACAACCCCCCACGCGCAGCGGCGGTACGGTCAAGTGCTTTCATACCTTCGGATAATCGAAAAGCGTAACCGGGGTCTGTTTCAAAATCAGCCGCGCCAAAATCGCGCGCGTATTTACCAAAGTCAGGCGAGTTTGGGTCAGTTACAAATTCCGAACCAGCAGCACCACCGGTCCCCATCGCCATTCTGGCGGTATCGCCAACTGAACCAAATGGACCGCCGCCGCTGCTACTTGTAGGCGTTGGGGACTTGATCCCTAACAACGTCATCAAACGATTTTGAGAAGCAAGACCAGCTAACCTAAACGGTTCGTTTAGTTGAACTTGCTTTTCATACATCCGCTCTTGGGCATCTTGCGCGGCTTTAGTCGCGTCAGCTTGGATATTCCCCGCTTTTCTAGCCGCGTCAGACGATACAACTCCACCGACTATTGCGCTTCCTCCGACAACCGCGCCGGTTACTGGATCAGGCATGATTGCGCTCCCATTCTTCAAAATTTTCAAAAGCGTAAAATTCTCGTATCTCTTTGGAAACTTTACGCATATGGTCAAACCCACCGGTCAAAAATGCAGTGGCGATGTGAATTTCTATCCCAAAATTGCGGATGTGAAACGCAAGATTTCTCAGGTGTTTTTTGTCACTTTTACTCATCTCGTTGGCGTCGTGAAACCCGTTAATCGAAGCCATGATTAGCGGTTGGTAGTACGCATAGTTTGCCATAAACCACGGGTTTGACGGCAACGAAAACATCAGCGATGTAAACACTCTGTTAACATGGTTGTCGTCAATCGGCACGTCTTTGTCAATCAAGTCGTCCCAAAGTTCCACGGCGTCAAAAAAGCAATTCAAGAAGTTGATCGCGTCTTGATTGCCCAAACACCAAGCGCGCTTGTTCGCTTGGTTTTGGTCTTGCCATTCTTGGGGCATTACAGGCATTATGTGATCTCCCGTCCGTTAGCCCGGATATTGATCGCTGATGCCGTCCCCGCGATGGTGCTGATAAAACCGCTAGGGCCAAGCGCAGCGCCAGTAATCTCAGGAAAGGTATACGTCTCTGACGGTTGTAGCGTCTTGGTTTTGACGATCAAGTTCTGATTGCCCGCCGAGTCTGCTGCCGTAACCAAGTTGACGCTGATCGTTGCCGCTGCGGCGCTGAAGTTAGTCGCGGTAAACTTATCCACAAGCGCGGTCACACCGTTGGCGGTGTACTGGGTGGTCTGACTAGGTTCAGCCAGCTTTGCCGGAATCAAGACTTTTACGGTTACAGTCATGGTTGCGCTGCCTTAAAAGCCAAAACCAGCGCGTCGTAGTCGCCGCCGACTTGAGCCTTGAGAACGTCCCTAATCCTGATTGACTTGCTTTGCTCTGCTTTTTCAGTCCTCACCAACGACCGTAGGCGGTCACGGTACTGATAATCGCTGATCGCCTGAACGTCGTCATCCGACAACGAGTGCGGCAGATCCTCAACTTTCACGCCCTTGAACGCTACCCAATCCTGCGGCCAATCATCCGATGGAAGTGCGAGTAGCATAGCAGAATAGTTGTCAATGTTCACCTGATACGCATAGATTTCCATCTCGCGGTGGTAAGCGTTCATGACTGCCGAGGCTAGTTTTTCGTTGTCAGTAATCATCTTGATTTGTCAGAAAAAGCTACAGAATTTGAGGAGGCCAGAGCAGTTCCGGGGTTAGCATACGCTGACCCAAACCCTCCGGCAGATGTCCACGGGTACGCTCTAGTATAAGGCGGCGTTGAAGGTATCGCCGCAGCGATTTCCGTCCCCGTACTAGACCAGTCCACAGATTGTACAACTTGCAGTATTGACGGGCTTGAGTACAAAGAACCAAAGCCAGAAGACCATTGGTACACTTTTAATGTGTTAGGCGTAGAGTTATTTGCAACCGCAAGCTCTGCCCCCGTAGGTGAAAACCTAACCCCAAACGCTGGCCCGCCAACAAAACTTGCAGGGTTGGCATATCTTGTTCCAAAGCCCGACGATGTTACGGGATACGCGGCGATAAACGGAGTCGCGGTGCTTCCAATCGCAACGTCATTCGTTACTGGGTTGAACGATATGCTTTCTGGGTTGTTGCCAAACGGTGGCAGCGACGCTGGATTTGCGTATTTAGTGCCAAACCCCGTTACCGATGACCACGGGAACAACGAGATAACCGGGGTTGCGCCTTGGCTGAACGCAACCTGGGTGCTGTCGCCGTTTAGCGTAACGCCAGTTGAGAAGCCAGCAGAATTTAACGCTGGCCCGTTGGAATACTTAGACCCAAACCCGCTCGCTTGACTCCACGCCCATGCTTGCGGAAAAGAAGGGTTTAGCGCGTTTGACGTTAGGATTGCGTCAACATTTTTAGTCCAAGTAAACCCTGCTGGGCCAAACGCAGACGGGCTTAAAGGGCTACTGGCATTAGCATACTGCGTTCCAAAACCAGAAGCAGACCACGCCCAAACAAGGAAAAACGGCGACGTAGTACAGGACGCCGAGATGTTTGAGTTGTCTGTAACAAAAGAAATCTGGTTGACCGGATTGGAAACCGTTGGGGCCGTGAAGATTGACCCAAACCCAGTTGTTGAATTCCAGTTGTAGACAGATATTCTTTGCCCTGCCGTGGGACCACCATACGCAATATAGATTGACGGGACAACGGGAGGGGGAGGGCCACCAAAAGTGAACATCCCCAAAAAGCCACTCATGACACACCCAGACCGAAGACGTACCAAGTATCGGTTGCGACCTTGATCATAGTAGCAACGCCGTTAGACGCGACTGATCGGTTGCCGGTAGATGTGCTGTTGGCGAGCTTGAGCGTAACGCCCGCCCCTGCTTGGATGACTATTGCCGTGGCGTTGCTCACCACGCTAATGACCGTGCCGATGTCAAACGCTACGCTGCTATTAGGCGGTACGGTGACGTTGCTAGTGATGTAGAGGTGCTTGGCTGAGTCTGACAAAACCAGCGTACCGCTAGTGTTGTCCGACTGGGGCATGGTCCGAAAACCAAACCCGTACAGATTACCGGCGCTGTCTTTGACAGTTGATGCGCTGTTCAGACCCGTAATGGTCTTGTTAGTCAGCGTTTGCGTACCTGTAAGCGTGACAACGGTGTTGTCAATGCTGATCGTGCCGGTCGTAACAATTGGCCCGCCGGTCAAGCCCGTGCCGGTGTTGACCTGGGTAACGCCACTATCAAACGCTGGCTGACCTAGGGGGCCAAGTTCCAACGTATTGACCATGCTGTAAAGCTCGCTTACCTGCGAGCTAATAGGGTCGTAATTAAAGTCTTCAATTGCGGTTGCGTTTGCGCCAGATCCGGTTAACGTGAACAGGTTTAGAAAGAAACGATACCATTCACGCGACATCAACCCCGTGCGCGGGTCAATAAAGTCAACCCGAGGCGCGGGGATCTGCGTGATGTTATTGATGACTGGCATTAGGCAGTCGTCCCGCTCAAGTGCAGTTCAGCCCCCATAATGGCGATCTTGACCGGATCTGTGCCAGACAACTCGTACACGCGGTCACGCAGTTTAAGAGTCATACCAAGGCGACGCCAGAACACGCGGTGTTGGTAAACGCCGATCTTGCCTAGTGGTGACCAATGCTCGTTTGACCAAGTATGCCCGCCATTGTCAGACCAACGCAGCATGACTTGCGGGTCAGATCCGATTGTTGGCTCGCCTTCAGCTACGGCAAGCAAGAAATCGCCGCTTTCGGTTGTAATGAACAGGCCAGATTCGGTAAGTAGAAAAGTTGGGTCTGTACCGGCGCTGTTGTTAATCCCAACGCCAGACTCGCAGTCTAGTTGTAGGCTATGGTGCGCTGTACGAGTTAAATTATTTGTACCAGTTGGCAGCGCCCGCCAAGAACGCAACCACTTTTGAGGGCCACCGTTGTCAGCGTAAACGTCTAGGTCAAACGCATACAAGTTGCCGTTCTCAAAGTCGCCAACAATAATTTCGCTGTTAAACGCCATCTGGCAGTTGCTGCGATGCCGCAAGAACAGACCGTTAGAAAACGCCGCCCGCTCATGCCACGCTTGTGTAGATACGTCGTACACCCAAGTGGCGTTGGCCGATGGGAACGTCAGAACATAGAAAGCGTGGCCTTCTTGCTGGTACGTGTAGCCAATCGCGTCGCTAATGTTGCCGTACTGAGCGATGGCGTATTCAATCGCGTGGGTGCTGATCCGCTGGCCGGTGTAGCCGTTGGCGCGATAAACGATACCTTGCCCGCGAGCGTCAGCGCCTAACCAGAACAAACCGTTGTCTAACTTGGCGACCGAGTATGTTGCAGCGCAACCAATCTCGTTGTACGCGCCTTGGATACGTTGCAGAGGGAAGTCAAGAGCAGCCGCGTCATACCAAACTTCGACCGAGTTGGTTCCAAAAAGCCAGACTTCGCGGTGGTCAACGATCATACTGACCAGACCGTCAGGCGATCCTTGAGCACTATCAAATTCTAACGGGTCAATTG